TGAGAATCATATCAGCAACTCGTCCATTCATCAGCGTAACAATATCCTTTTTTGAACGACAGTCTCCACACATCAGCCTGTTGTTACCGAGTCGGAAGACATCACCAGGACGGGCAAAGACATCACTATCTTCTTGTGGAATGGTATCAACGGTGTCCTCTTGTATCTCTGTTGTGTCATTCTCTGTGGCAAACAACTTGTCAGTTCCGACAGAGAAATCATTTTGCTTGACTTCATAACCAAGATTGAATTTGGCAAGATCATCGCCACTAATATTATATTTTGTGAATAAAAGGGTATCGGGATTCTTCTGCGCAAACTCTGAGTTATATGCAGCGATTTCCTCTACTGCTTCTTTTTTATTAGAAGCCTGTATTTCCTCATAGGGAATGTCGGGAATCTTGAAGCCATAGGAGCGAAGCCCGAGAAGAGCCTTCCTTCTTTGGTGTGCATCGATAATCCACAGCTTACCGTCAGGGTCTTTCCACACTTTGAATGAATACTTGAAGCCACGAGTGATGATGAGCATCTGTAACTTCGATAATTTGTCTGCATCAGGCTTTTTGAAATCTTCCTGAAGTTCGATAAAAGAGTCCAGCGGGGCAGTAGGAAGACCACCCAAATTAAAAACTTTTATGCTATTTTCCATTGTCATTATTTATTATGTTGTTCAAGAACCATTTTGAAAAGTCGCTCCCTTTCCTGATGCCTTTCGAGGTTCTTTCGGTCAGCGGTGTGCTTATCCTTTCTATCGCTTCGTTTGAGATAGGAGCGATAACGCTTGATGTTGTCGAGCACATTCTTATGCTGACGGAGGAACTCGGCAGGGTCGGAGCGGAGCAACTTGATGAGCTGGGCAATCTCTGAGCGTCCAAAGAGGATAGGGTGCTTACATATAAACTTGCCTGTGTTATTGAATGATTGCAGCTCAGCGAATGCTTGATTATTTCGAATCCTCAGTTCTGCCATATTTGCTACCTGCTGAGGGGTCGGTTTTTGGTCAAGCATGTCGTCGAGCTGCTTCATTTGCCTCCAAGTATTGATACGGTCATTATATATGACTGTAGCCATTTGAATGTCGGCGTCATCGAGGTTTGCCCAATCTATTTGGGGGTACTCTTCTTCTTTGGTGAGGTACTTTTTTTTTCAGTTGCTGGCTGCTCAGCTTCTTCTACTGCCTCTGTGGAGGTTTCCTCTTTGGGTTCTTCCACCTCTTCAGCTTCTGTTGCTGGAGCTTCTTCAGGAACCGTTACCTGCTCCGCTTCCTCGGCTGTTTCTGTGGGAGTCTCCTCTTTGGGTTGTTCCACTTCCTCGACTTTAGGTGCAGGAGTTTCGTCGGCAGGCTTCCCATCAGCAGGGTTATTGTCATCCTTTGGGGTTTCGTCCTCTTGCTTCCCGCCAAGGGCAACTGGAATCTCATTCTTCTCATCTTCAGGATTCTTTTCGCCATCAGGGATATTGTCTGTTTCTTCCTCGGCTTCCTGTGCTGCAAGGAATTCACGGCGATTGCGAACAATCTCGTCGTGCGTAACAACATCGAGCAAATCGAACAGAATATCCTCAGCGTTCTTGCTTGGGGCAAGACCGTAGCGAATAAGGTTGCTGTTGCCTGGAGACTTCTCTCTCAAGAGCGCAAGGTCGGCCTCGGCAGCCGAGGGGCTTGACAACTGGCGAAAATGGTTGAGTTTCTCTTTTACACTATACATAATTAAAGGAATTAAAGGAGTTAGAGGAGTTAAAGCAATTAGCCCCCTCTAACTCCTGAAGATTATACTTCGGTACGAGATACTTCGATTAAGGTCGTGGTATCAAGGATGCGGAGTGTGAGGGTAGCCCCTTCCTTCGCCGTCCATGTGGCACCGTTCTCCAGCACGAAGGTTGTTCCGTCGGTAACAGTGGCTGGCTTATCGGTTCCTGCACCAACGAGGGTAATGTAGCGCCCCTTATCGGTGGCTGTAAGACCTGAAACGGTTACGATAACCGCTGCCGAACCTGTGCCGTTGGCAATCTTATAGGTGTTGGAAGATGCAGTGATGGCAATCTCGGTAGCACCTGCCGATACCTCCGTCGATGCGTTCATAGCAGGGTTGCCAGTGTAAATCAGTGGAAGATCAACAGAGCTGCGCTTAAAGGTAAGCGTGGTGTAACGGCCGTCCTTATCGTCCTTCGTCTCAGTGTTAGAGAGAATGATTGGACGCTCGAGCTCACCAACGATGTACCACTCTTTCTTCTTAATGTGCTTATAAATAGCGATAAACTTACCACCGCTGTACTCTTCAATGAAGTTATAGAGATTCGCACGAGCTCCACCCATAACCATTACAAGCTGATTTTCGCCTGTCGTGGTGATGTCACCCTTCTCCGTGGTACCAGTGAAGGTTGGAATATCGTGTGCCTCGAAGTAATGTGGTATCTCATTTGGTTTCATCGGAACAGGCGCAACCTCACGGTTAGCGTTAGGTTGTGGAAATTCCTTTGTGCGGTCGATTTGGTCGAGCGCAATGAGATAAACGATGTAAGAGATAGCACTACCGTGTGTATCTCTATCAGACACATCGTCGATATGTCCGAGCATGGCCATAGATGCAAGAGAGAGTCCTGAACCTGCTGCTGCACCAAACGAATGGTCAATCAATGCACCCAGCAACAAAACCACACCGAATACCGCAAACGTAACCATGAACATATTGCGAGCCTGACGGTTGGCGTAATTAAATCCATTCAGGGAATTGTACGCACGTTGGCGTTTTTGAATTTTATTTCTAATCATTGTTCTTTTTGTTTTGCAGGGAGCAGCCCTAAAGCTGGCTCCCTGCGTTCAACTATCATTTAACTAACAACTAAAAAATGGCCGAGGTTTACCTGCCGCCTGGAACATTAGGCTGCAACTCCTTGTTGATGGTGCGCTTGCCACCTACGCAACGCTCCAGCTCACGGAACTTGCCATCGCCTCCAATGATAACCATGATGTAGTCACCTACCTTCGAAGCCGTGAAGGCATCCGAGATATTGGCAAACTTACCAGACTTAGCAATCTTTGGAAGATGATCTGCCACACCAGCCTCGATGCAGTAGGCTACACCATTCTTGGCATTGACGATGTCGGTAATGGTATCGGCGGTGGTGGTAGCACCTGTAACCTGCCAGAAGCCATCGTTGCCGTCCACCTTATCCTTGATGGTTGCAGCGAAGAGGTTGATGAATATCTGCTGCCACTCGTAGGCGTTCTTATCCATAGCATCACGGCTATCGAAGCGACGACCTGTGAATGAAGCTGAGCAGCCTTCCTTCCAAGTGCTCCACGCACGTACCTGCTCCATCTGCTCCTGCATCTTCATGGCGAGCATCTCTCCAGGAATGTACTCCAAGAACTGGAGGTTACCGGGCTGATGCAACATCATGAATGGGAGCTGACCGAGGTAAGGCAGCCAAATGATGTGCGTGGTAGTGTCGGGTACTACGCTGAGTGCACCCATCGGACCCGTAAAGTCGGTATCCTTACCATAGGTAGTGCGGACATTCTTAATCCACCAGCCCTGATGGTTCTTGTTGAGGTAGATAACGTGCTGGTCGATGTCCATATCCTCGGTAACGGTGCTGCGGACATCGGCAAGGAACTCCTGAACGGCTGCCAGCATCGTTGCCTGTGTGTAGCTGCGGTAGTCCTCGTCCACGTGTGGCTTGATGTCGTACTGATGTACGTAGCGCAACAAGGTGTAGAGGATACCTGTACCAGCGTTGAGATAAGAACCAGCCACGCCAGCCTCGGGCTTCACATAGATACCACGCATACGGCGTTTGTTCTGCTCTACCTGTGCAGTAGTGAGAGTGTTGAGCAACTGATACTCAATCATCGTCCACTTGATAGGGTCAGAGCCTTCCTTGTTGAGATAACCGATGTACTTGCGTTCCAACTCCTTCATTGGTCCCCATTCCATCTTGATCATAGCATCATCAACGTAACCCATGTGGTTCTCGATCTTCATACCACCCTTGAAGACTTCACCGGTCTGATAAGCCTGTGAAACCTCATCGAAGAAGGCATTGAAAACAAGACCTCTATCCTGATAGCCGTAGGCCACTGGGAAGTACTGGGTCATATCACGGAGCTGGAGCACACGAGCGATGAGTGCGTCCTGTCGAAGAACAATGAACTGATCGCCGACACCTGCTTTGTCTACGCCCTCATAGTTGGTGGCATACTTACCAGCTGCAAGGGCAGGAGCATCGAGCAACTTATTCTCCTGAAGATACTGGTAACGAGCCTTGAGCGACTTGGCAAAGCCGTAGGCAGCCTTGTAGAAGGCAACACCATCCACCTGCTCGTCCACTTCAGGCAATGCTGCGGCAGCACGAGGATTAGCTGCAATCTTATTCCAGCGATCCTGCATCGAGAACATTGGGTGTTCTACACCGAAGAGATACTTAGGTGTGTTGCCAAAGCCATTGATGCTAACAGGCGAAACCGTGACAGATTGTAACGGTTTGTCCTCTTCAGGCTTCTTTGCAAGTGTCTGGAAGTCGGCACGCATACCATTGAGCGACTCAAGAATACCCTCAAGAGTGGCATTGCTTTGTGGCTGCTCCCCTTCGGGATTCTCGTTCTC